ATTGGTTATATAAAAAGAAGTATTGGAAATTGATACAGTATTCAGTAATGAAGAAATGCCAACTGGAAGATATGAAAGATTTAGATTTTGTGCAGTTCCAATACCGATAGGCATATATGGAATACCTTCGTCTTCTAAAAGACCACTTGAACCAATTTGAGTAATATGAGTATGAACTGGATTTGCAGGAGAACTTGCAACACTTACAGTTGTTGGAATTGTAATGCTTCCATTAATTGTAATATTTGAACTTCCAAGAGATACTGGAAATGGATTATCTATCGTAACTACTTCGCCATTTTTATTGGCAATCATTGGGACTTCAAAAAGAGTTCTTTCCTGATTTAGGAAATCCTGTGCATTCTTATTAAATTGTGCCATAATTAATCAGTCCAAGTTAGTCTTTCTGGTTGATATCTTTGTGAATTTTTGATTCTTAAAGAATTTTGTGATTGTGCTGGATAAATGTTATGAACAATCGCTCCGGGATATTCTGTCTGAAGTTGCTCAGCAAGTTCATTTCTGCTCATCATTTTACCTTCAACTTCCATTCTATATATTTTTCCTTCCCAAATCACGTCAGCAACAAAAGATTCTTTTGCTTGTTCTGGTTGAGAAGAATTCATATAAAGATTGCCGTTAAAATCACCGGCAATATTGATGCTTTCTGAAATAAACTGTTGAAATGATTTCATTTTAGTTACAGTTCCAACGACGAAGTGCTTTATTGATTCTTGAATCTGGATCTCTTGCGGTTTCCGAAGATGTTAGTTTTTTCTTCATTCCACTCATTCTACTGCAAAAGTTTTTACGACGACCTGCTCTTTTACCTGTTGGATTTTTTTCAGTTACAGCAGTTTGGAGTTTTGAACCAGGATTTTCTCTTCGATAAGCATTAACTGCTTTTTGACTTAATCCATCAGTTTTGTCTTTCCGATTTACCGATTGCCAGTCTTCGGACAAGTCTTCTCTCCAATTTGAATATCCTTCTTTTACACAATTTGGAACAATTTTTTTACCTTTCTTTTTCATTCCAACTTGTTTATATCCATCCCAACATGCTTCTTCAACTTTACCTTGACCACTATCTAAGTAATCTGCTGCAGTATCAATATAATCTGCTGCTTTAGTAATTTTTGACTGAACCCAAGCTTCAATATTGCCTTCACCTTTCATTTTTTGTTTTAGTCTTCTAGCAGCACTTATGATCGTGCTAAGTTCGGAACGAGCCATCGAATACTCATGATCCTTTTCCTCATTTGCTGGATGAGGTCTATTGGGGTTATATTTTAATTGATTTGTAGTTAGTATTTTTGGTAAATCTATTGGTTGAGAAAACATATCCCAATATTTTGAACCATACTTACACTCTTCTCTCGTTTCACTTTTTTGGCATTTTGGGCAATATCTGATCATTTCAACTGCTTCAGATTTTGTGCCCCAATTGTCAGCACCGACTTTACGACATTTAACAAGTGCCCCAGATGCATAGGCACTTGGCCAAACATCATATCTTGATTTTACTTTATTATAGCAAGCATCTTTTTTACCACTACCTTTGCCTGCTTTATCCTTTACTTCTTGAAGATCAATTTCTTCTGTTCTTACATTTGTTGGTTTTGCTCCAGCAGATTTTTCTGGTTGATTTGGGTCTAAACGATTTTTTCTAATTCTTGCTTTTTCTTCTTCTTCTGGGGAAAGATTTGCTGCCATTTTTGAACTACCACATTTTGGTGTGGAAGTTTGTCCTTCTTGACGAGCACAAGGTTTTCCTGCAAATTTTCCACCAAGTTGAACCCATCCCTTTTTTCCTGTGGATGATTTTGATTTTCCAAACCAATCACGAAGACCTTCATCTCCAGATTTTGTCTCTTCATAAGCCATACCTCTTCTAGTATGTTTTAATTCACCTTTTTGTTTGGCAATTAATTTTTTAGAGTATTCTTGTGCCTTTACTGCACTGGAAACATTTTCATCTGGAGTTTTTTTCTTTGGGTTATCATATACGTCAACATCACCATCAGCATCTCTATCGACATACTGTACAGTTGCATGATAAACAAGTTGTTTTAAATCAAGATTTGGGTCTAGTTGATGTTGTGATTTTTTTAAATGAGGTGTTTTATGTGTGAATGTTGCTTCGTTCATTCCAGTTTATGATCTACTAAGACTCTTCTTTGTTATTTAGGAAACCCTGCTTCAATAATTTTGATAATTCTGCAGTTGAACCCACAAACAAAGCATTATTGGTTACACTACTTGGTGATTTTATAGTATCTTCCTCAACATCCTTTAGTTTCTTTTGAAGATCGATTAATTTATCTGTTGTATCTGCGACACTTTTTATTAGTTGCCCAGCAACCTCATATGCTCTAGGACTCCCTCCTTCTCCGGCAAGTTCCATTATACCGTTAATTGCTTCTTGTCCTTTTTCAATCAAAGAATATAAATTTGCACGAGTATATTCATAATCTTTTTGAATATCATTTGGTTTAATATTGTGAATAGATTTTTCTATTTCTATTGTCGAAGAAGTTTTTTCTACTTCAATAATAGAACTTTCAATATTCAATGCCTTATCCAAACCATCATAATTTGACATAATTTTTAATAATCAGTTTGTCTTGGTTGACTGTATTTTTTATTATCTGATAAATCTTGCCAAGACTCATTAAAACCAAAATCATCCTCTGCTTGCACAAATACATCATCTGCTGGTGTGATTACTCCATCATTGTTGTAATCTTGTAATGCTTTTGGTGTTGTTGTATATCTTACTTCTCTTTGTGCAATTGCTCTATCTGTAGTTGTTGACATGTCAATTTGTACTTTTTTGATCAGGCCTTCGGTATTTTCTGCTATAGCACCGAACAGATAAGTTTTTACTGTAAATTGTAGAGTGTATATCAATGATCTTCTAGATGAAAAGTCACCCTCATAATCATCTTGAAAACTTATACTATCCAAAACTACAGGAATATCTCTTTTTTCACCAATCGAGTCTACAAGATCTAATGTAATTGTAAATGATGGTTGAAAATATGGTAAAATTTGCTCTATTATTTGCAATGCGTCATCATTTAATTTTGAAAGAATATTAAGTTCGAAACCAATATTATAAGGCACGGGCATGAACACCCGTTTAACTTTATTGTTACTTTGATCTACTGCCTTAAATGTTTGAGTAACTGTAGTTTTTCTGGTTGGATCATAAGAAATACTATTGTGCTCAAATGACATTCTAGGTAATGTAATTTGATATGGTCTATTAAGATCCTTTTGTTCTGTAATTCTTGCTAGAAATTTTTGAGCTGGACCATAATTTAACGGTACTCTAAGAACACTTAGAATATCAGAATTTTCATCTTTATGTTTAATGTGAATATCATTAAATAAAGTTCCAAACCCAATAATAGTTTTTCTAATTATTTCGTGATAGTAATAATTTCCAAGCATTAGTATCCACCAAAAGGATTATCCTGACTAAAATCTATAATATCTAATCCCTGAGATTCAAATTCATCATTTTGAGCATAGGGATCTTCGGTGATTAAATCATTATGACCTTTAAGAACCCATGAAGCACTTGAAGCTGCTCCAACAATAGATTCTCCTTTGATAAAATCACCAGATATAATAGAGATTAGCATTTGTTTAGTATTTATGTCCCAGTTTTTAACCCTAGCTGTGGAACCAGAGATTGATCCAGTAACAATTTCATTATTTCTAAATGTCCCTACACCAGCATTGTTGGTGATTGCAGATGGTGCAGAAATAGTAACAATTGGTGCTATTAACCTGCCCAAATTATCATATTGTGCTTGATAACCACTACCAGAATTTCTCATACTAAATGTCAAAATTCCAACAGATGCATCAGTAATATTGGCAACTATAATTGCATTTGTTGATCCTATGCCAGTTGGGGAAGGACTAACTGTTATAGTTGGCAATGTGTAATAACCCTGACCTTGATTATTAATTGTTAATCTTTGTATTCCTTTATTTCCAGATGTATTAATTATACATGTCGCAGCTGCTCCAGATCCACCTCCACCACTAAATGTTACTATTGGTGGTGTAGTATAACCATATCCAGTATTAGTAATCAAAACTTCTTTTACAGAATATGCATCACCAATTGAAGTGGTAATAGCAACAGCTGTTGCATTTGCACTGGTTATGCCCGCAGGAGAGGTTGAGATAGATACGATTGGATTTGTTACATAACCATATCCATCATGATTCAGAATAATACTTTGAACATAACCAGATTGTGGTGTTACGGATGAAACTTTAACAATTGCTGTCTGAGCATCATCATAATCTATGAGGTACAATGTTGCGGTAACATCTTTAATAAGTTCATCAACTTCTTCTACAGTTGTGTCAATAATCTCATCTTCATATTCAAACAATTCACATACTAGTTCATATACATAAGTTTTTCCCAATTGATAGAATGGTTTTTCATGCTCAACAAATTTAATTTCAAATAATCTTTTACCTAATGGAAAATATATTAAATCACCCTCTCTTGGTCTAGTCACAAGATCTATTTCATTTGGATCATTATAAATTAAATCTGGGTTATAAAGAGAAGTTAAAATAGGTGCAATAAATTCTTCAAATCTTTCTTTTGAAATAGTAAGAGTAACTTCATCTCTCAATGAAACACCAAATTTTGTCATCAAATCTCCCGCACCAGCATACCCCTCATAATTGTTGACATATGCTTCAATAATAAAATTATCATCAAATCTAGATGACTGAACTTCTTTAAGAATATTATCGGAGTTCAATATTTTTCTTGGGATGTACATAATGTCAATCCCATATATTTTTAATTGCTCATTAATTAAATCTTGTATTAAACTTTGTTCAGTTGATGTACCGTTTAAAAAGAAAGGATTAAGTGCCATATGATCACCCTATCATATCTAAAGGTGGTAATTCATACTCTAATGACATTCTATCTTTAATATCTTCCAAATCTCTTTGTGCATCATCATATATTTGTCTACCATTGAGTTCTAATCCACCTGGCAATTTAACTCCCTGGAACTTAATTAAATTCTGACCCCATTGTTTTTTAAGTAATGCAGTCAAATATTTTTTTAAGAAACTATCATTATATACTTTAGTAAATGTATTTGGATCCAAAATTCTATAGCACTCAATTACAATATAAGTATCTGGTGTTTGTGAAGTCCAATCAATATCCAAATATAATCTATTTTGTCTTTTATTAAATCTTACTTGTTTATCAGTGGTTAATAAGAAGTCAATATCTTCTAAGTAACTTTTAACCATAGCATATTGTAATAATTCTACTGAATTAAAATAATACAAATCATTTAAAAATAATTGATATTTTATACTAAACATTCCCCCAGAAATAGAACTGGTGTCAAATTTAAATATCTTTTCTATACCGATGACCGAATCTGGAACCTGAATAAAATTTGCACTTTCATAAAAATTGAAAGTAGTTGTCCCAATTCCAGCAATATATGAACTTCCTGTTGTTGTTACAATACCTACACCACCAGGTGCATCTGCCTTTCCCTTATTGAGATCATTTTCTGTCAATTTATACTTTAAATACATTTTTTCAACTCCGTCAAAATGACGTTCATGAAAATACTGTAAGGCATCGTCAACTAAATCATCTATTTGTTCGTCTGCCACATTAATTTCTAAAACTGGGGCCCCCAGTTGTCTTAAACAATAGTCTATAAGTCCTTGTCTAGTTGATGCTTGTGCCATTAGTAAGATCCTCCATCTATAGTATCAGTCCAAACTGGTATGTTATTAGCATTTGTAGTTAATAATAAATTTGATGTTTGAAATCCGGTAGTCGGAGATTGGGTTGATAAAATTTCCGAATTTTGACCAAAATATGCAACTCCATAAGTTTTTCCAATTCCAAGTAAATTTACATTACCATAAAAATTAATATTACCTATAAAATTAGAAGTACCTTCAATCTGTATATTTTGACCAAAATATACATCATCAGAAAATGTCGATATCCCAAGAAATTCGGATGGTCCATCAACTGATAATTGTGTGGATGTTACAATGCCACCAACAACGTTTGTGGCATTAACTGCCAAATATGGAATATTTGGCGCACCAAATGAAGTAATAACTTTTATTTGATTTTCTTGACCAATTCTTACTGGTATCCGAGGCATCAGTAAGTAACCCCTTTTCTTACAAGGACCATTCCTTCAACGACCTTTATTTTCTTAGAACCATCATTTAAAACCACATCATAGACATATCTACCTTCTTTCAATGTCGAAGTTTGTTCCTGGGATAAACTTATTTGAAGTATTCCTTGACTTGGAACAACAAAGGTTACTGCAAAACCAACTTTTGTAGTACTATATGGATGTTTAGATAACTTAGCTGCCGCAGTATAACCACTAAGGTTTAGAGCACTATTGCCAGAACTATTGGCTAAAGTAAAAACCTGATCAAAGTCTGTTCCTGTATTAATAATTAAATTGTTAACATAAACAGCAGACATGTTAATATTCTATTATTTAAACTATTTATGAATACTATAGATTAGGAATCATTAAATCTTTTAAAACTTCTTGTTGTTTCATATACAATTTAACATGAGATTTTGTTAAATTGCGAAGTTCATCTAAATCACAACATTCATCAATTTCTCTACTGAGTTTCTCATATTCAAATAATTTATTCATATCACTTAAAATAATTTTATTTGGATCCATTTAAAAACTCCTTTAATAATTCTTTGATTTCATCAATGTCATTTTTCATTTTATTAATTTCCTTTTTTTGCATATCTCTTTGTATGACAGAATTTACATATTGATCATATGCAATAGAATCACAATTGATGATAGCACCACTAGATTCATCACGATATAAATTTTGATAACCTTCCACTTTAATCATTTATCTAATTGCGAGGGTCCTTAAACTCTTAATTCTTGGGGATTTGGATTGATCTGAACCTGACATGACAATTTTAATTGTATATCCAACAAATAAATCTAGATTTTCTGCAGTAAATTCATATTCCAAAAATTGATTATCTAAACTTGGTTGAACATACCTATCGGGTCTACCAGTGTTTTTAGATTCATCTAAAACGAGATAACCTTGATCTGATACAAATTTTAAATTATCATAACCAGGGAATAATTCAAAAGATTGTGGGACACCCCCAGAATCTGCTCTAATTAAACTATAGAGGACTCTGAAATCTGCAGATGAATGCCTATAAGCACTTAAGATAACTTTTAATGTCGATGCGGGTTGTGCCAAACTTATAGTGTTTGATACATAAACCGCAGAATGTGGATCATTACCAATCGAATTAACTCTGTTATCTGTTACATAGTTTGTAATGGGTATATTCAATCTACTGCATCTAAATTCTGTAATAGCATTATCTAAGTAAATTATTGGAGATAAATTTGAATTTTGTGTATTTAAAGTTATTCCAGTTACAAAAGATTTTTTTCTCAACAATTTACTCAGACCTGGTTGATTTTTTTCATTAATTTCTGAAGCAACCAGTCTTATTGAACCCAAAGTATTAACAGAATTTAATTGTACTGGTTCTGATACTTGCTCAACAAATACATTTTCTACACCACTAGCACTTCTTCCACTAACTGTTCTAATGAATGCATTTACGGAAGTATTAGTTCCTGGTGCCAATAAATCATATGATGGAACTATACTGCTGAAATTGATATTTTCAGATGCTTGAACTTTTAAACCACCATATGAAGATTCATCAATAAAAGACAATTCTGGAGCATTTGGTGTGGATCCATCAGAAGATCTGTTTGCTCCGGTCATCGTCCTAGAAACTTGAATGTGATAACTATCAATTCCAATATCAATTGGACTCATATCATGTTCCTTATTAATTCGACGTAAAGATACACCATTCATTTCATACTTATAAACCAAGCTATCCTTATCATGCAATGTAATTAGAGTTTGATCTATTCCTCTTCCACTAGGTGAATTTGATATGGTTAAAGAACCATTTCCTACACCAGTATAACCTATAATTTCTTGACCTACTAATATGTATCCTGTGTTTGCAGCTCCAACTGCAAAACCTTCAAAGGTGGTGAATATTGAAGTATTAGCAACACTAATTGTATTACTTTCACTAATAGATATTGCTGCACTTAAAGATGTTGGGGAATAACTAGATTCTGCATCATAAATTCTAACTTTATCAATACCAGAATACATACCATGATCAAAATGGTCCACTTTAAAATAATTTCCAGAATTAACTCCACCATCTAAAACAAAACTTCTTATTGTTGTTGAAGCTAAAGAAACTATAGGGTTCGTTGGATAATTATTTGGATAGAAACTAACTCCTGCACCAACTGCAAAAGAACTAGATTCTCCTTGTATACCAGATAGATATAAAGTATCCACTCCAGAGATAGATGATATTGAAACTCTGGCATTTCTACCTAAAGTAGTCACAATACCAACAACATCACCTACTTTATAACCAGTACCAGTTGCTGTAGTTCC